CTATTAATGACTAAGGGCGTATTCAAGGTTGGCTAGGATAAACAATACCAACCCCACTGCAGCACTAATAAAAAAACCCATAACTATGATCTTGAGGAGATAACCTAGCTTTGTCATTGAGGTACTGCTTGTATAGGAGTTGTCTGCCAAGGTCTGCTCGCTAATTCAGGGCTGGGTGCCTGTTCCTGCCTAGAACGCTCAAATTCGTTAATCCTTTGTGCCCAAAATGTGGCCTGAGGTACATTGCCCTTATTTAAAGCAGTTATCAAATTCCTGAAAACTGTCCTAGATCCTGGATGTCTGACTAACAAACGTGATGTAAGATTGGCTGCTAGAACCATTGTACCTGTCCTCATCAAAGCTGCTGCTTCAATAATTCCCTGTAGTACTAAAGCAGCAGATCCAATAATGGCCCCTGATGCTACCAACCGAACAACCATCTGACCTGGGGTAGACTGGGGCTGGATGTCAAACAGATCTGCTGTTAACTGAACAATTCTCTTAGCTGGTCCTTCTCCAACAAGCTCTGCAAGCCTGCCTTCCATTCGTTCAACATTTCTCTTCATTTGCTGGGCACTTAACCGCTGTTGAGCAATTTGAAGATCATCAGAAACACCTGCCCGTTTCAGAGTTGTTTCAGTCAGCTGACCACCAGTAGACTTGTCTATGATATCCCGCCTTACCATCGCAGCAGCAGCATCATCCAATATGTCTTTGGGTACCAGCTTCTTCAGAGCACGAATAGTTTGTGTAGGAGATCTTGAAAGGATACCTGTGACAGCCTCTGGTGAAGAGTTCAACAACTGTTTAATGGTTCTCTCTCCAAGCATTCCTGCAGTCTCACGCCAGATGGCATTGGCCTGCCTTAGTTCAGTCAATAGATCAGCTCTGCCGGACTGTATTAGAGCTTCACTCATAGCTGCATCAGTAGCAGGAGCAAGTTGATTGACAATACCTGCCTTCTTACCTGGTAAGGGATCATCCAATGCACGAGCAGCCCTTAACAAGTCAGATCTAGCATCTTGAAAAGCTTGGAAAGGTAAACGATCTGGAGCATTGACAATCCTATCTAAAGTTCCACGAATGCTGGCAAAGTCTGCAGGATTAATTAGTAAAGACTCATCCTTAAGCCTTTCAAGAATGGGCTTGGCAAGCTCCTTTAGGCTAGCTGTCTCTGGCATGACTGGACTGACACGCCGTGGAACCTTTGTTTCCACAATCCTTGGATAGGCTACATCCGGGTCAAATCCACGTTTGGTAATTAACTCTGTAGTAGTACCCAGTTCCGCATCAATCCTTCCATAAATCTCACGGGCAGGGGCATTTAACCTAACTTCACCCTCATCCAATGCATTTAGGAAAAGCTCACCAACATCTACAGCATCTAGAGGCCTCTTACCAGAACGGATGCTATCAATAATTTCATTTGATATAGTAACTGCAGCTTTTTCCTGTGTATCCCTCATACGCCTAAACACAGCAGCTCCACCTGGCACACCTTCTAAAATTGCCTGCAGCCACTGTAACCTGCCAGTTCTTTGTGGATAAGTCTTGGGAATACCTGTGACAATTCCAGGTACAGTAGGAGATACCCTTTTAAGCCTGCCCTGAAACGCAGGAATGGACTGCAATAACCCCTCTGTAACGGCCCCACTTACATCCCCAGATTCTGCTGTTTTGGCAATAGAGCCTAGCATGGGGCCAAACACAGGTATATTTTCAATGCCAGCCCGACCCTGCTGAATATTCTGAACACCGCTAATAGCTTGCTGAGCCATGCCAGAGGCAGTACCTACAGGGTCACGAACCGTTTGCTCGATGCCTTCAGCCATATCACCAAATACTCGTTTCAGAGCACCAATGGGACCAGTTGTAGGCTTCTTGGGAATTTCATCAAGTCCTTGAGCACCCCGGAGACTCTGAACAAAAACCGTCCGTTTCATGATGTCGTCGGAGAGATGACTGGGTACTGTTACTGTAGTAACTTTACCATTCTGGTCTGTGTATTGAACCTCAACATTATTCGGACCAGCAGGGCGCTTTTCATACTTTTGTGGCACTAGAACTCCTCAAATTTACCACCTAGCTTTTTATCAGCTGTAATCATAACGTCAATAATTACTTGAAGTTCCTTTAGGAATCCAGACTCACTCTGTGAAGCAGACAAGGCTGTTCCAGCAGCTCTAACCTGCGCCAATTCTGTATCTGACATAGCTCCCAAACCCTGCATTAATTCAAGGTTAGGTAATGTAATCTGGGCAAGAAGCTGTTCTAGCGAGGCCATAAAATCTGCCTCAGGAGTCCCAGGAAGAGGATCAGACTTAGCACCAAATAAGAAAGCAAAACCCTTTGCCCCTACAGCTCCTGTAAATCCTGGATGGGTTTTCAATTTCTGGGCATTAACAAGGGCACGAGCAGCGATAGCCTTCCTAAGAATATTCCTCGTGTCTGGTTTGTCAAGATCTCTGAGATCCTTAACAATTTCTAAGGTATCTACGTTAACAAGTTGGCTGTTTATTACCTTTAGATTGTCAGGTATAGGTCCACTAAAATCAGCTATCACAACACCTGTGCTGCTATTAACCAACTTATCACCGATGACTTTAGTATCTACCTTGGTTTCACCATATATCGCATCACCTGTATCTGCATCAACAAGAACACCATCTACAACGACTGTATTGCGTTTTGGGGCTGGGGCAAACCGATCCCTAATAGTTAATTCCTGGATTAGATCTAGTCCAGTTGCCTTTCTTTCTTGAGCAGCCAAAGTCTCTGGGGCAGTTACTTGTTGTGGACCTAAGCCAGGTATATCTACAAAGGGAGTAGGTGCTTGAAACCGTGTTAGCCCTGGTTGCTGCTGTGTGCCAAGAGCTGGACGACCACCAATAGGGGCTGCTTGTGGGACAGGTGCGGGGCCAATATCAATACCTGGCTGTTGGCGAGCAATATCAAATCTCCTCCCAGCTAGGTCAAATTCATGCATCTCTGCAGCACGTCTAGCAGACTCTTGTTGCAGTGACATCTGTAAATCCTGAATTGCCCTCTGCCTGTCAATAGCTTCCTGCTCAAATGGAGCCTGCAATGCACCACCTAAACCAGCAGCAAACTGTCCTCTACCCCTGGCTTGGCTAGCGGCCTGCAACCCTCTACCAAATGCAAAAGTAAAGTTCGTTAGCAGTTCTTTAACAAAGTTGGTACGTTCTTCTTGATCTTGTGTTGGCATCTAGCTTTTGCCCTTGCATGGTTTGCCCTTAGAGCAATTACCACAGCAATTACTATGCAATAAGCTATGAGTTAATATAGCTATGGAGAGTTGGGGTGTCATTTAAAAACAGGGTCTCTGTCCTGGCATAAATCCACAGTTAATATTTGGATTTTGGCCTCCAGGGAATCTTACACCCCACAGTGGATCGTCTATGGGCCAAGGCCGCACTGGAAAATTGTTAAGGTTGGGAAAAGGTGTGTTGCTAATGTCAGGAGGTATCGTTTCAAAGGTTTCATTATTATTCGGGTTTCCTCTAAGTTTATTGAGAGCCTCAATTAATTTAGGGGCAGTGCCAAGAAGTGAGCCAAATAAAGATCCACGTAACTGAGCACTTAAGCTAGAGGGGTCCAAACCAGCAAACGCCTGTGCAAATGGTGCAGCAGCTTGCACAGCCCCTGTACCTAATTGAGCTGCCCCAATGCGCTGTTGAGCACTACCCAGAGAAGCTTGCAGTAAACTAGAAGGATCTAAGGCTCCTGCAGTTGCACTGAGCACACTAGGAGCTGTACCTAATGCCTGTCCAGCTAATTGATTGCTTTGAAGTCTGGCCTGAAGATCTGCCATAATGGCATCCCGTTCAGACTGTGCGCGTAAGCCAGCAAACTCACTGGCAATTTGACGGGATGGTCTTGCAATCTGAGCTAATCCTCCTGGTTGTCGTCCACCAATAGCACCAGAACGCAAAAGTTGGGTATTTAAGGCCTCTGTAGCTTGTCTCTGGCGTCCAGGTAGATCGGCCATACGTTGTTGCAGGAAAGCAGCTCTTTCACGGTCAGATAAACCCTGACCAAACTGACCTAACTGTTCTGTTAACGCAGGATCGATAACACCGAGCTGCTTCATTGTTGCAGCCCGTTGTACGCCTCTTTGTTCTCCAAATAGGTCTTGGAACCACTGTTGCTGGTTAGTAAATTGTCCTAATAGTTGATCACCAATGCCAGCTCGCCCTAAAGCTCGCTGAAGAATTTTAGCAAGAAAGGACTGGGCTTCATTACCACCTGCTGGGGGTATTCCTTCAAAGCCCCCTGACCCTGGAGGTGGTACTCCTGGATCACCTGTGTCACCTGGACCACCTGGTTCTCCTGTGCCAACAGTATGTGTGCCTGTAATCGTAAAACCACTGGCTAAAAGTTTATTGAGATCTCTAGATCTTTGACCAGGGTCGCCAACATCCAGTCTGATATTTTTAATTTCCCCAGTCTGTGGATGTATCAGACTAACAACACGGCCAATTGGAGAGATATTGCTGGGGCCTGGAGGTAACTGTGTTGCTCCACCACCATTTTGGCCTGGATCATCGTCTGCGATAACATCACCATTATCACCTGGGAAATCATCCCTACCGTTAATGACATCACCGTTATCATCATCCAATCCAATGTCTAGACCAGTAGTACTACGTCCTCCAGTGCGGGCTTGATCAGCATTTAACGCAGCTGCCAGGTCAGTAGTCGTAGCAGGCAAACCAAGATTAATAACATTAATCTTAGTACCATCATTTCTTTCAAGCAGAGTTCCAGACGGGGTTCTAATTAGACGTGCCATATATAGTCCTTTTCAGAGTTGACTATACCAGATATGGGGGTTAAAAGGATAGTAGATCAAATGGCTATGATAATTTCATGAGGTCGAACAACAACCAGAGTGCTGGAAGCCGTTGTAGCCTTATATTGGCCTTCCTCCAGGTTGTTGATAGCTCTTTCTGCAATACCTGCTGTGAAGTTGAGATGAACCCAATGCGTGATCTGCTGAGCGTCAAAAAAGGGCACATAGAAGGTGCCAGCAAAGTCTGTTTTGATTGCTGACATATCTGGTTCCCATATCTCAACCCGAAGTGTGATGGCATCTCCCAAGACAAACATGTTTTGCTCAGTCCCTAGATCATTCTTGGTAATAACCTTGGCCATTGGCTTGGTTGGCAGGGCAGCTGGAGCAGAAGTCCATGAACTCAAAAAACCAGTATGGTCATAGGGTGTGGGGAATTCACTATAAACTTGATTATCCACATCCACAATAACTTCAGGCAATCCAGGGTGTTCTGTGGGGTGTTGCCTAAAATCCTGGTCCAATCGCAGTTCTGTGTAGGAAAGGCCAGATCCATCCAACTGCCCTCGAATGGTGTCTGACTCAGACCCTGCCAAGGAATAGAAATAGATAGATTTCATGCACCACCTGTTGAAACTACAATGCAGATACCAGAGCCTCCAGCACCACCAGCAGCAGCTGAACCTGAGCCAGTACCACCACCGCCTCCCCCTCCAGCACCAGAATTAGCTGCACCAGCACTTCCTACAACAGCCGTTCCAGAGGTTGAACCATTACCACCTGCCGCTCCAGCAGCATGAGCACCACCACCACCGCCACCGCCACTTCCATCTGAACCACCTCTGCCAGTTCCACCTGCTCCAGGCTCACCCAAACCAACAATACGTGCAGGAGGATTTCCATTAGCCCCACTTGACCCACCAACTCCACCAACCATACTTGCCCCAAAAGTTGAATTAGTGCTATCAACAGTGCCACCTTCAGTATTTCCCCCACCACCTCCACCAGATGCTTTTAGCAGGGAGCCAAAAGTAGAGTCTCCACCTGCAACACCACTCCCCCCTCCTCCACCAGCAGACCCACCTGCTCCACCAGATCCAAGAGTTACCGTAACATTGTCTGTTACTTGAATATTACGAATGGCAACCGCACCCCCAGCTCCACCACCTCCAGCCTCAGTACCATTAGCGCCTCCTCCACCACCACCAGCACCAACAATGTAGACCCGAACTCCAGTTTCACCTTCTCTTTCCCAAGTTCCACTGGATGTGAATATTATAGTTCTTAGCACACGAATTCCATCAATCAGCAAATCGCCATCAGCATTAACCTCAAGGCGACCTCCTATAAGGATTTGATCATCTTCAGTTGTCTCTATATCATTTCCAATAACAACACAATTATTATGGTTAATATGTGATCGAAAGCCAACCAAGGAACCATTGACACCATTTATAACAGATTGTGCGCCAACAGCAGTGCTTTGTGTCCCAGTTATCTGGACATTGTAGCCAGCTCCAACACTAGCAAATCCTTTAACACTGCCCTGATAGCCTAAAACAGTGGCACGATCCTCAAGGGCATTGGCATAGACACCAAAAGCAGCAGCTAATAAACCCCCAGCTGAGGCACCAAAACCAAACTGCGTAGCCTCCTGTACCGGGCGAATAGGCACAGGATTACCCTTTGCATCTCGCCTAAACCGTTGAAGATTGCCAGCTTCTGTTTCACGGTCAGTTGGCAGGATGAGTTTAGTTCTAAATCCTTTGGTAAAACTAGTCGGCATTCGCAATTATGAGAATGGGTTGCCAGCTTCCTGCAGAACCACTATTACTAGCAGTTTGATAACAGGTATCGCAGATATTCACAATGATTTCAGGAGAAATGACCTGTTGGTAGGTTGCTGGAATATTTCCGCACCATTTGCAGTCATGCAAATTCATATTGCCAAGTATCTGTTTTTCTGCCATTGAGCCTCATGATTTGAATCGTTTCTTATGTTTCTTGCTAGTCTCAAACACCTTGATCTCTTTGATATATGATCTAGGAATGACTATCGGATCTTCTATATCCCCATTTGAGTATAGATCACGACTAACAGCAACACTATTTTTGTCGTTGCGTAGCAGAATTCCAGCCGTCAAAATGATAAAACCATCTTCTTTGGTAACTTCAATAGGCTGTCTACCTTCTAAATGATAAGCATCTAGCCAAGCAATATAAGCTATTTTCATTAGTCTAGCTTCAAATCTTTAGTGTGTTCTACCAATATCTCTATAACAACCTCGTTCACCCGTTTCCCACGTAAAATTGCCATAATCCTGAGCCTTTTGTGCAACTCAACAGGTATTAAAATCTTTGGATTGATTAGCTGGGTATCCCCAATATTTTCGCCTATATACTCACCCATGTACGATGCTCCTTGGTCTTAGATCTAAGGTTTACAGTTATGATTGGAGCTGAAAGCGGTGATGGAGTCATAAGCCCTCGCTCAGCATAATCCCCTCTGATAACACCACCTATACGATGCCCCACAATGTTAGATCTGCTAAATCCTCCAGAACTAACCAAAAACACATCCCTGCTCTCTAGTTCATGTTCGCTGTTGCGTTTGCCCCATTTGATGAATGGTCTGGATAGATGGCTTGCTCCCAACTTTGTGTCATGGCCAAGAACATAAACCTCTGCTCCTTGTAGACCAGCTGCAAGGTGATATATGCGGTTGAGAGTACTCCCAGGTAACTTGCCACCACCTGTGCCATGATGAACATAAATTACCCAATCAGCACTGGGCACTCGAATGAAGGCAGATGTACCTAGAAATTGGCATTTGAGCTTTTCAGCTAACCATTCATCTGTTGTCTCGTTCTCAATTTGGTAGAAATGATGGCCCTCAACGATACCCATCCATCTACCTACAGTTGGCTTGAGAAACTTGTCAAAGACCTCCTCAACCAGTTCACGGGACTTCTGACTGATAGCATCCTTAGAGGTATCATAGAGATCAGCACGCATTAGCCTCTTACGATTGGAAGGGCTAAGGAAATCAATGTAGTCACCTGTGCCTACAAAATATGCCCCCAACTCAAGGCAGTAATCTATATGACGTTTGAGTTGATCTTGAGCTGTAGATCCAGCTTCACCTGACCATTGGATGTCTCCAAGAGGACAGACTACCAATTTTTCTAACGATTTTGGGATTGAAAATGAGATAAGTTGCAATCAATTACTCCGGTATAGATGGGGCAACTTCTTCGTACTGCATAATGTCATAGACTGTACCAGCCCAAGTCACAGTACAAAGACCACAACCGACTTCCTTCATTGCTTTATCTAAATATTTCCCCCCTGCAGGTGATACATCTTTAGTGAGAAGTAGAATAGACCCATCGTTACGTTTTAGATAAGAATAACCATTATTAAAAATTGGAGGAGTGGAGTTTAGTGCTTTAGCAGCACAGCCAGAGCATAGGACCAATAGAATTAGTGATAACAGAAAATGTCTCATCTATTCTCACCTTTTACTAATCCTTAGTTAAATAGCCAACAGACATTGCATGCAGGATGAATTCACTATTGGCCGCTGCCCATGTTATTTGTATTGAGCACCTGCGGCCTGAATCACTACGATTCCCATCATACCATTGTTCAACTAAAGTTGTTCCTGCTGTTCTATTGGGAGTGTCCTTGGCAGAAGCTGCAGCCGTGAACGTACCTGTTTTGGGATCTTCATCAAACAGGAATGTGACATTACTTGGAACTATTGAATTACGTTCTACAATGATGCTCTCCAATTGACCAACTTGTCTTGGGTTATCAGGATCTGTAAAGTCTAATAAGTTAGTTATAATATTGGCCGAATAGTTAGTACTTTCATCTTGAAATGTGGCTGTATTCATACGCAAGGGCACATTTGTACTGCCGTTTGTGCGGCCTAAAAACAGCCTGTGAGTGCCATTAGCTGTCTCTCCTCTGCCTACAGCTGTTGGAGTGGTAATACTCCAGGGGGGATACCATAACTCTAAATCAAAGTCATAAATAAATAGCTTATTCCCACCACCATCCATCAACACAAGCCAGTGTCTTCTACCATCATCCCAGAATGTCATATGGGCATTTGAATGATTGATCGTTTCTATATCACTACGAATAGGCTGGCTGATCTCCTTAATCTCTACGCCATTGGTAACTCTAACAATATTTCCTGTGTCCAGCCATCCAATGATGTCTCCTGCAGAAGCTACTGTTGCTCTGTTATGTACCCCTCCAGTAGATGACAAAGTGTCTCGTCTGAAAGTTGAGAGAGAGTCTCCGCTGATTCTGAATATGCCACTTCTTGTGAAGACCAGAAGGAACCCCCCAGTAGCAGCCAGACCTGTGATTTGCTGGCCAAATCTGTATTCATTATCCAAAGGGGCTGATTCCTCAAAACGCCCATTATTGACCTCCTCAAAACCAGTATAGTAGAGACTATCATTCTTAAAAAACCAGATGCGGCCTGCAAACAAAGTAGGCTGGAATCCAGCTCTAGGTTCCTCATTAATAGTTGGTATAGGAGATTGAGTTGCCTTTAACTGGGCATCTGTATTGCTGTCGGTATGCTGAAAATCACTACCATTTGCTGTGTAGGCCTTGGGGCTGTCAGACCATTCAAAATGGATACTACCACCATCTTGTGTACGATAAAGATGAACACGATCAACCTGATCATCTGTGGTGCCACTTCCTGAAAGGGTCCAGTTCTGTGTGGCAGTTGTCTGGGCATCAGATACAAGGCTAACGTCTGAGATATGCTCTGTGGTGGAGTTTCCAAAAGCATAAACCCATGTATGTTGAATGGATGCTGGAACATTGCCAGCACCACTATCTGTCATAGTTGGAGCAATGCTGGGGCCAACAATTCCCCAGCTTCTAACATTAGTACCGTCATAACGCTCCATATCTGTACCATTGGCCATGAAGACGTTGTTGTTGGCAATAGTAAAATCAAAGGGTTCAGCCGTAGAGGATGTGAATATAAGCTGGAATGTGGTGTCTGTGCCGACTTGCTGTTTGTATATTCTTGACAGACTGCTACTTATAACATTGGTAAAGACGTAATGGACACCTGCCCAAGATTGCCAATGAGCAAATCGTTCAATGGTAAAGGCACTGGTAAAGTTATCTGCCGTGTGGGTTGTAAAGCCTGGTCTGCGGACTAGATCACCATTGGCTTCAATGGCTACATTACCTCCAGCAACTAGTCTAGGTTGTATAGCAGAGGTAGAGGCATATGGCACATAGGGCAGGGCCATGGGGTTGAATTTGTGATGTCTGACTTGGCGTGGTAGGGGCATTCAGCTACCTCAGCAAGGCTCACGTCCCAAATAAACCAGGATTAGTGCCCCTAAAATCACCAAAATTGGCATCAGGAAATTGGGGCTGATCTGCCCAGTCTTCAGTATCTGCCATGGCTTGGAGGCTATTCATATAAGTGCCAAAAGCACCTGTATAAGCGCGATTACCTGAACGATCAATCCTCATTTCACCTGCCCTAACATCATTAGTAAACCTATAGATGTAATAAATCAGGCCATTTACCACAACATCAATATGACGATCATCGTAGGCTATGGAACTTGATAGAGCAGTTACATTTGTAGGGTTGTATTGGTATTCACCATCAATCTGAACAGTGACATCAGTAGGCAGATTTACAGAATATTCCAAACGCAACCGATCATTAGTGCCCTCTTTAATATAGGCAATACCTCTATGGCCATTAAAGGTTTGCTGAACTTGAAGGTTTGGCGGTAGATATTGCCAAAGATTGAGCATCTTATATTGATCAGGGGCTGTGTCTGTGCGAGTCAGCCATAATTTTGTCAGCTTATAAACATCAGTGTTGGAGATTGTGTAGTCTTGAACACTGGCCGATAATGAGATGCTTGTCAGATTGGATGATGTAAAAGACCATGGCAAAAACTTCCAGATTTCCTTGTTGACCATATCTGCAATGCCAATCTGGGCTGCAGTAGTAATGGCTGTTGAAGAGGAAGCAACAGTGGCAATATCGTAGGCGTTTTGAAATGTATATGTGCTAGCCATTTTAATCTGTGCTAGGATGAAGACCCATGACGGAGAAAAGCACCTTGGCCAATTTTTGGTGAGGTGTGATGGCCTGGGCTGGCTTCGGGGTTTAACCTACGAACACACCAGCTTGGGCCATCTCTCTTTTAAAACTTATTTCTAAGGCGTTCGACCTCATTTTGCAGATCGTCTACCTTTTCCAGAAGCCTGCCATACTTGACAGCAGCAGCAACTAAGGCCAATAGAACAGTCCCAGAAACTCCCAGACCAACGACATCAATTAAACGCAGCCCTATTTCAGTTGCACCAGTACCTGTACCAGCTAGCTGAGTGACCAACATTAGAACCAAGGCTGCACCTAAAGGCTTCATGACTAGAAAAAGCTGCTGCCATCTCCTATCCTTGAACGGCCACCTATATTGGGTATACGGTCAGCCGGAACAGGCTCCCATTCCTTCATGCAATGGATACAAATACCCACATACATTTGGACAGATCCTTCCTTGGCATGATCTCTAGTATGAGCTTGACCCATGATAGCACTGGTTCCATCTTCCTTAAGATGGTTACAGTTATCCTCATGAGCCTGTTTTAATTCCTGTGCCCTGAGCATTTGCTCTCGCAACATTTTACGAGAGTTCTGCCGTAACCTTTTCTGACGAGCTTCTTCAGCCTGTGTCTCCTCGTCTGGCTTTTTAGACTCCTCAATAATCTTGGTGAGTTGTTCAGCCGTCAGGTTTAAGGTGGTGGATGGTTTTAATGTTTTCTCTAAGGGCATAAATCTCCTATTGCGTGACTGCCACTTGCCAGCGTGGGTTATTTCCAGCAGGCACACCAAAATACCTGTCTACCTGTGTCTGTGTAATGGCCTGAACTCTAATTAGACGGGCAAGAACAGTTCTCCAACCCCAAATCATATCGTCAACTGTAGGCTTGGAATGCATTTGACCAGTCTGATTAGGATCAGGACGATCCTCAAAACGAGGTATGAACATATGATGCTCAGGCATAATACCCCGTTGCATCCTTGTGATGAACTCTCTATGTTCACCATCTGGACGAATGGCTTGGGGGTGTAATCGATAGACCCCCATCAAATTGGCGTCTGCACGAGCTACCTCAAAATGAAGGTTTGGATTGAGCTTGTGTAGTTTTGAGATTAACTCTGTAGAGTGCATGGCACACCCCACTTGTCCAATATCAGCCTCTGGGTGTGTAGTCACTACCCCCGTAGCTGGTACAGACGCTTTATCTGCATTTATCTGTTGGCGAACTGCATCAGATTGCTGCCGCTGGGTGGCCTTCTTAGCGTCAACAGCAGCAACCTTAGCAATGCTATCTTCAGTTTTGACCAGCATGAATCAGTTCCAGGGATGAACCTCCATGACAGACCCCCAGACAGTATAGGTCAAGGTTGTTGTACCTGTACCTGATATGCTGGCTGTGATGCGATGATCCTTCATAATAAGACCATCATTGGCATCAGCAGTTGGACCACTAATTTGTGCTAAAGTCTGCTCGGCAGCTGCATCCCCAGGTCCATGATAGTTCTTAAAACGCAACTCTCGCGTTCCAGTGGATGTGGTTATCGAGGCTGTACGACTATGCTCATAGAAGGTGGTCCCTCCATCAGGGCTGTGTTCCAAAAGAAAATCAACAGCAGCAGCCCCAGCACCAGCAGTATCCGTAAAAGCAGTAACATCAAATATCAAACGAATATGTGCCGGAGTGCCTGTAGGCAGGGCATTATTCGTTCCACTTAATGTAGTGGACGTATCTGAGGTTACTGAAGCAGAAGTAACCAAATTACGACTAGTTGTAAATGCTGTTCCCATGGCTAAACCTCCTCAAGCACAAAGCCATCTAAGACAGCCTTGTTGGATGCGTTACCAGCACTAAATGTACCAGCAACAATAAAGCCATTAGTATCATCAGCATCAGGGTCAATCGAAGTAATTTCGTTATCTGAGATGGCCGCAGTCGTGACACTACGGTTAACCATGGATGAGCCAACCCCATTCAGTTTGTTGGACGTGGTGTCCCAGGTCAGCAAAGACTCAATCCACCAATTGCCAGACTCAGAATTGACCGCTTGTGCTCCGCTACCTTCAATCTCTCGACTGGCTGTAATAGTCGCAGAAGTTGCAGAAGCATGATAGTGAATCTGAACCGTGAAATTGGTTGTAGTTCCACCAGTAACCCTGCCCCAGGCTCTGACTTTGAACATTGACGTGGTCGTACCATTTGCCTCAGCTAATTGACCAGCTGATGGCAGACGAAGGAACACAGGCACAGTTCCGTCAGATGTAAAGGCAACTTCAGTAGTTCCAGTACCACTCTGATTCAACTCACGAGGGGTAACAAGTGGAACGGCAATAATAGATGCTCTTCCCATAATGACCTCCCCTAAACCAGAGTGGCGTCTGAGTTAATAGTTCGATACCGTAACGTGGTCTCATCAAGCAGTACAGAGACAAACACATAACGATAAGAGATTGCTGCACCAATCTTGCCTTCAGGATCTGCCAACTGGGGTCGTCCAGGAATGACATTAACGCGAAATGCCTGTCCACCCCTGCGCGGGTCACGCATAGGTCGGCTAGGGCCACGTCCAGCAAGTGAAACAGCACCTATAGCACCACGGCCCACAATGTAGCCAGCATAGAGGACATTAGGTGAGCTACCACTGGTGCCCACATTGGTGGACTCCATGATTCTCACACCCTCTGACTTGCCAACTTCATGGTTCAAAGCCTGTGACGGGTTGGCGTATTTCATTACGTCAATCCAGCCACCAGCAGTGTTATCGGCTTTGATGTCATGAGTGATATAGGGGTGAAAGATGCCAGTAAAATCACTACCCATTCTGGGCAGGACATTGACAGCTTTAAGCAAACTAACATTGGATCGCAGATCTGAAATGGATGTAGATGCACCTGATAAAGGTGCCGTATCGTTGCCAGTGTTGGACTCCAGCTCCACTCGGATAATCGTATCTATTGACAGAGCTGCACGGTATCCCAACTCACGGGCAGAATTTTCAACTATAGGATCAATAGCTGTTTCCTGCAGCAATGAGGCAATAGTGATGAAGTCACTAAACTCACTGACAGTGGCTGAGATAGTGCTGGTCGATGGAGTAATTCCAGTTCCTACTGTTCCTTCGGCTGATGGAGCAGTGTTAGAACCAAAAACACCATAACGATAAAACTGAACTGTTTTTCCAGATCTGCGAGGAATATCATCAGGCTCTGTGACATCCATAAAGACCAGCATTTGCTTCAGATTATCTAGAGCAGTGCGCTCATAATAAACCGTAGCTAAATGATTTAGTCCTGGAGAGGTCGTCAGAGTTGACGCTGGCGTATAGGCCATTTTCAATTACCTCACTAGAAGTTATTGTTGTGGATAGGCATAAATTGCCCACCCAGTTCAAAAACCGTTGAGGTTGTCTGCCTCTAGGCTATGGCCAAGCCAGTTGTCTTTGGTATGGCAAATGAATAGATACCTTGTCTTGTATCTATCCTATTTAGTTATACCAGATGTTGTGGTTATTGTCTAGTGGGTTGGGCAGTAGACCAAAAAGTAACCCCCCAGTAAATCGTAAGGTAATTCAGCCAGGGGGTTAGGAGTAAATGGAGATTAGCTTCTAACAGTCTAACATATCTTAACATGTCTCAATTAAGTTTGCTCAAATACTCCTTCTTTCTCTGCCAATACCTTTAGTTTATCCATATCCATGTGGTAAGGATCAGGTTCATTAGTAGTGAGTTCACCAGTGTCTGTAGTGGTTACAACTGGTGGGGCATTAGATCCTCTAGAGGTGGTCTCTTCAGCAGTTTCTGTAGTTTGCTCTATGGCCTTGATAGAACCCTCATTCTTGAGTTGATAGAAGGCTAATTCCAGGGAGTTGGCACTGATATCCATACCCAACTCCTGTATTCGTTTAGTTACTGCGTCAGAGGCTTCTTGAGTCGCAGGCCATTGCTCACCCACCCTGCGATGGAATTCCTGTGCTGCCAGACCTATTTGCATCTGCTCGTTAGTCTGGTTGAAGTTGTTGAGTTTAGTTGTTAGCTCTTCAGTAGACATGCCAAACCTGAACTTGTCCATATAGTTTTGGGCAGCAATGGGGTCTGTAGAAAGTAAGCTGTAATATTGCTGTTGTTCGAACTGAGCCTGGTCAGTTGGCTGCTGTGGTTGTGTAGGTTGTTGATGTAGTCCACCAATCAAGGCTGTATTCTGATCACGTAACTGCTGATTTTCAACCTCACGCTGCTTCATGGCATCTACAGCAGCCTGGTGAGCCTTCTGGCCATCCTCTAATGTTCTATAGGTCTGGGTCTTATCACCTACGTTAATGGTGTAGGTTTTAGGTTCAGCTGGGGGGTTAGCCTCTTGAGAGGCAATCTGGGCAGCAATTTGCTCTGTAGTTAAATTGGTAACGTCAGTCTGATTGTCATCAGGCATTTTTAGTCCTTTGTCAGGGGGTTAGAGTTAAATCAATTAAACAGTAAAATTATCCTTAGATTCAGTGTTCTCAATGTCCATGGCTAAAACTGGGTCTGAAACCTTATCCTGAACTGGTATAAGCTCCTGTAAGACTTGGTTTTTCATTTCTTTATGCCAATAAAGACGTAGCTGAATTTCCTTCAATATTTCCTCGGCTATTATCCAACGTCTTTGAAGACCATGGACAATGTCCCCACTAGAGGATTTGCAGTTCCTAAGCTTTTGCAGATAGTCATTAGACATATCTTCTATCTCGTCTAGCAGCAATTTATAACCAGGATGATCCATTAAAGCCTCTGCTAATCTGCCCTTTGTGATTGCTTCAATGGAGGCTTTAGGGATGAATTCGTCAGGTTCTGACATTTGTGGATGCTGACTTTAATAGCTCTTTAGACATACCTTGTAGGATAACCTTAGCCATATCTGCTTGAGATTTCTGACCCTGCAATTCCTCATCCTGCTCAAATTCCTGGTTACTTAATTCACGTAGATCCTTCATGCGCTCTTGCTGTAGCTGCAGTTTTGTCTGTTCTGCATCAGGCTGACGTTGTTGCATAGCTTGTACTTCCTGTTGGGTCATGTCACGTATCAATTCAATTCTTTCTGTGTAGCCAATAGAATCAGCAAACAACATGAATACTGCTGGAAAATCCACTGTCTGGCCCTGCGTGGCTAACTGCTGTAGCAACAGAGGGTTCATCATTAACTGCATTAAAGGTGGTGCCATAGCTGACAAAGCCTGTCTGGATGTCATTTTGGAGCCTGCACGCATCTTGAACCGGACATCTGCATTAAATACAGATAAGGGATCTAGCTCTCTACCATCTACTGCTTGTACAAGTTGATTGGGGTCCAGGAAACGCTGGTTCATTTTGTGTGTATCTGCCAGCATGCACTGCAGGACATTCATCTCTATATTCTCTACAAAGTACTGGATACGGCTGAAGGCTCCGCTAGCCAAGGCGTTGGCACCTGTAGCTGTGCGTAAAGCAGGGTTTTGTCTGGCTGGTGCGCCACTAACTAAATCGTTCAATCCTGTAATCTTTTGGGCACGGTTCTCACTAGCTTCTTGCTCTACAAAGGCCTGTGAGGTGGCTCCAGTTGGAAATAGACGTATGACATGCTTAGAGGGGTCATCAGCTGATATAAGAGCACCTGGACGCTGCCTTAGCTGGCTCTGGGGTACATTGATACCTCTATGTTTGACTGTAGGTGGATGAATGCTCAAAGCCAGTTCATCTATCCTGGCATTTAACACAGCCTGCTGGAATCGTTGTTCCCCTTCCAGAACATCAGACATGGCCTGACCATAGAACCTATCAGACATATCTGCATATGTAATGGCGTAGAAGGGTATAAAACCAAATGGGTTAGATTGATTAAATATTACCCATGAGGTAGCCCCATTACGGATAACCTGTACATATCTGGATTTAGTCCAATAATGCAAAACCTCAGCGCGGTGACCACCGGGGTCCAAGGTAGAGTCTGTACGAGGATCATAACTGCCCTGCCTGGATGCTTCTGTAAACAGCAGGGTATTGTCAGCCTCTGTCATAGGCTTGTCTGTGGCCATACGATTTAGGAATATGTTGGAGGGTATAGTCCAATCCTGCTGACCACGTCTGGCTGCAATTTCATCTAGGTCTGTCAGGACACGTCTGATGCAATATCTGGCATCCTGGGGTATAGGCGATGGGCAATGGGGATCAATATAGAATTGCTTGATAGATACATGTGAGGCAATGGGCCTGTTTTCAGTCTCAGTAAATTTCTCCTCACGCATCTTAATCGTAAATTTGCCTGTGGGTACACTAATAAAGTTACCTGATAAGTCCCTTATTCTCTGTCGTTTGGGCTTGAAATCTGCTGTATATCGGTTTACCTCACGTTCAGTATGTAGCCATTCTAACTGTATGATTCCAGTACCATATTTAACGCCATCCTTAATGCTGCGGCGCAGGTTTTCCTTAAACTGGCAATTCTCGTATTGGGCTATTAGAACGTCACGAACGATCTCAGCAGCCTCTGGTGGTGTACCTTTTTGGGCATTTACATCAAACCAGGGGTCATTGCCAAATATGGCCTGGAGAGCTTTAGGCAAAAAGGACTCAATTTGCTGGAAAGCCAGATAGACGCCTAATGCAGATCTAGGTATACGAGTACCTTCCCATGTTTTTTGGGGGGCATGGGCTACATAAAGATCATCTGCATTACGAAAACGCCAGTCATGGTTTGTGGTGCGATAAGCCTCAGCCCGCTCAAAGTCACGCACCACCACCTTACCTGCAAATTCATCAGACCATTCCTTTGTAGGTAAATGGATGATATCTTTTTGGGTTCCAGGCAGTTCGCTTACTGTGTCTACTTTAGCCATTAAATACCAGTTTTACTATCGTAGTGTTTATTTAAATCCCCCGTTTGATCCCCAAACATAGCCTCTCCACCAAACCCAAATCCATTAAAGTGTGGAGTCTGCCATGGGCCTACAACCTCTTGTTTAAGCCTGGGCAACATATCCAGCTCTATGCCACTGCCCTGATTCTGTGTTTGATCCACCAAAGTGTCCAATATATCGTCATGTTTATATTTTGGAAACCGCAATACCTCGTTGTAGACCTCATCTTTACATACTATATCTTGTGCAAATCTTATATTACCAGAAGAAAACCAGTAACGAAGGCTATGTTTGATTCTGACTTGTTTAGACCATTGATTGTCTCTGGGAATATAGCTAATCAGGAGGTGCTGATTACGGATGATTTGTTCACGCTCAATAGTTGATTTCAACCCCCTGGCATGGGCTTCCTTTTCTATTTTCCAGTCCAATATCCTACCGTTGAGTCGTTTGTCCATCTCGAACATAATTTGACAGACATCATTACCGTCAAAGTGTCCTCTGTGGATTTCAAGAATATACATTTTGCCATCCCGCCCAAATCCTGCAAGGGTGATAACGGAATAATCACCCGTGGACTCTCTTTCAAGTCCTGCCAGATCAACGGTGGCATGGAGACGTAATGTTGGAAAAAGCTCATTTATGACCCTTTGTGGAACCCATAACTTGTCCAGCTGTTGAATGTTGCATAAACCAGTACCCTCAGCCATGGGATTCAGCTCGTACTGATTGGCAAACATTTCATGTCCAAGCCCACCTATTGGATTGTCTCTAAGATAGATTAGACGCTTTAAACTAAATTGCTCTGGCCAGATAGCCTCTGTCTTGGCTTCGTTAGCCCAACAAGTGCGATGGGTTAATTTCCACTCCTCTGCAATCTCTTTTAAATCTGATAATTCCTTGCCTCGTATGTCATCAGCTTTCGCCTTAGCGTATTTTTCACGCTTAATTTGAATTTCTGCTAACAGCTCCGCATGGAAATCAGAATAATCATAAATAGTTCCTTCTATAGTTCTCCAACCCTCCACTGGATTTCCTTCACTATCTGATTGAGTTTCAACCAGTGGAATGCACATGGCAAAATGAGAGGCAATGGTCCTTAGGCCACCTTGGGTTCTGGAATTAAACTGGTCAATAACGTCACTGTGCTTAATCACATCATAGTGAGGACCAGCCATAGAAGATGTGGCTGTGATTATGCTGAGAGTAGACTCCTTCTTTGTAATATCTGTACGGTTTGGCAAAGTAAAACCCTCAGTATTACCCAGTTTCTTACCACGCTTTGGACAATACTCAGGGAAGAAGAAACGCATTTGCTCATTAAGTTCAAATTGGGATGCAATACCTATAACAATATCGGTTGCTAAGTCCTCAGTGGCTGTTGTGACCAGAATACGGATATCTGGATAATTCAACATCCATTGAATGCTGTGAGCAATACAATTCAAAGTAGTCTTGAGATGCCCACGAGGATATAAAAGTAAATGCTGTTTTTGGCCTGGTAGATCCCACAAAGGCACCTTGGGCTTGGAACGCATGACCTTTAGCCGTTGTGTATTGATAATTTCACTACGGCCATAAAACTGTTGAAGGTCATCTATAATTGGGCCATGGGCATGATCCACGACATCTGTAAAACCTAGAATGTTATGGCAAAGCCAGCGCAGGTCTGTACGGGCCAGATTACGGCAATCACCCCAAGATTTAGCAAAGGCTGCTTTCTGTAGGTGGGTTAAGCGTTTCCACGGGATATCTTGGGCTTTGAGTGGCATAGGTCATTTAATTGGTTGAAGGTGGTCATGGTCACCTTCAGGTATTAACTTGAGGCCTAGTCCTTTGACTCGTCTTGTGAATGTGGCAATTCTGTTAAGGCGTGTGTCTTTATCCCAGACATAATCCCTGCCTCTACCTGACAAGTGAAAGCTGGCTGGACTACCACCAACCTTCTTGTTGTGCTCAAGAGTTCGTCTACCAGATGTCTGACTAATTGGGAATTCCACTTCCAATGTTTCGCAAATGGCATCAAACTCGGTCCTGGTCATCTATTCAGTGGTAGTGCTGCAACTAAAAGGTTATTAATTCCACCAGTTTGTAGCTTTACGGATCTTGACACTAGCCTCAATAGCTTCTTCAATGCCATCCAGGAGCAATGCCCAGTCTTTAACACCAAACTCCACTCTTTCATTTCTATCCAGGGCTTCTAAAGCCATCTTTGCAGAGGCTACGACAAATTCCTTCTTGTTGTCGCCTTTGCCCTTGCCAAACAAGCTCTCAGCTTTGTCTACCAAGTCGTCTAAGTCTAGAAATGTACCCAAAGGAGTTGTATCTAAGGCAATATCTCCAATTGTAGTACCTACCCCAAGGGCTGCTTTACCAATCTTGCTCCAGAAGCTCAAGCGCCTACCTCCATTGGATGGATTTCACTTATAATCTCATTGTTGGGTTTAGAATTCTGTTCCTCAATATCCTCATCAGATAATCGGATATATTCTACCTGTGTCGTATCAAAGGCATACAATTTAGGATCTGGGTTTTGATCTTCAATGTAGGCTTTCACACGCTGCTCTGCAGCCTCAAATTGCTGCTTACACTGGAGATAATGATTAACCAAGATATTGAATGTTTCTAGCCTGGGGCCTTCCAGTTTCATACTTCCTCTGCTGATAGAGTTGCTTTAATAGTCTTTTCGGCTTTATCCATGAGTTTATGGCGCATTACCAACGTCAAAGATCCAGCAGAGTTGGCTAAATTAGCAAGTCTCCACTTTGCATGGTCTTCTAGAGCATTGTCGATGATTGCTTGAATATATGCCTCAAAATCACCCAGTCTTGTCTTGATTGCAGCATCCTGGGCAGCAGTTAGAGTAAATGTGTATTTTGCCATTAGCTCTCCAGAAGATGTAGTTTGGCCTCCAAGCCTACGATTCTTTTCAAGGCTCCCTGTAGTTTTGTGTAGAGTTGGCAGATTGCACCATTCTGGGCACGTTGAAGTTGGGTGACGTTGGTGAGTCCACCTTCAGCAACCGGGGCACCAAGAATCTTTGCGTCAATCAGATCCTGCTCGTTGTACTTCACAAATTCATCCCACTCTTGTTGAATGACCTTGCCACGACTTCTGTCGAAGGTACGCAGGAGATGAACGTCGTCATACTCATCAAAGGTTCCGCCAGATGTAACAGTGAACATATCGCCATCTTCATCAATGAGGAAACGGGCCACGTTTGCACCACCCACTCTGGCGGTTACTGTGAAGACATTGCCATTTGCCGTGATATCAGCTAAACCATTCGACCCATCATGTTCTGCTGTGAAGAAGTCAATCTGCCCGATACCATCAGTTGTCTTTGTTGTGTCGGCCTGCCCACCGTAAGCTTCGTTTCGCCAAACGGGAGTTTCAGCGAGATCTTCCATGTAAGCCTGAACCCTGACGCCACCCTTGGCACCAGAAGTTTTATGGATAACATAGAAATCATCTGTTTCAGTAGGATTTGACCCACCAGAAGTCAGGCCATGAGCAACGTCGCTTGATTTCAGGCAAATAGCTTGGGTGTCATTCGGTCCCTGATTAATTGTCAAGCCAATTGCCATGTTGCCATTGGTGTCCTCGTTAATACCTAAAATGCCCGCGCACGTGACAACCTGGGCATTGTCAATGGTCAACGCTGTTGTTAACGCGCCACCTGAGGTAGCAGTTCGTAGTTGGATCTCCCCACCAATTTGTCCAGCAGCTACAGAACTATCATCGACTTGGAAAGCAACTTCAGCAACCAGCGTGTCCAGATCCGTTCCATCAGCACCATAGGCTTGGATCTTACCTAGCTCTTCATTGTCAGCGACGGTTGTGTTGGAGCCAAGTGTGGCATGACCAGACTTAAACAGTTTAAGAATTGGAGCCAAGGCATCCGTAGTGCTGAACAGGCCAATACCCAAGGATGCATCTGTTTCTGTAGTGCCTAGAACCTGGACCTCAGAAGTGATTTCTCCAAAGGAAACCTGGGCTGTGTGGCCAACGATTAAGCCTTCAAGTGCGTGAATATCACCATTTGCGTGAATATCACCGTTATTGAAGGTTAAGCTATCAACAGCACCTGCAGTTCGAGCTACTGTAAAGATAGTCTCACCAGCAGCATCTAAATCTGTACGGGTTCTAAGGAGTAAGTCGTCCCCAGTGGCAATTAAATCCCATAGCCCTTCATTAGCAGTGGCATCTGTCTCACGTAATTTGATGCGTGGTGCTGCACCGGCTACTTCTGAAAGAGAACCTATAAGCCTAGTAGTTCTACGAGCCATTATTTGTCTCTAATAGGGGTCATCATCGTTGTCATCCTTGCCAAAAAGGGTAACTAGAAAGAAGACAACAAGTGCCGTCAATATCAGGCCTATTCCAACAACATCCATTATGCAAAGAAGTCAGCCCAGACAGCAAAATTAGCTGTACCTCCTCCAGCGTTACCCACACTAAAACTGAGTGCCCATTCTTCACCCAGGTTGACAGTTAGAACTGTTCCTGCTGCCAGACTTCCATCAGTAGGCGTATGCTGGGCATTACCCGCAGCTGTTATTTCAACTAATCTGTTACCTGCTGCCGAAAGCTGGTCAAATGAGGCAATGTCGATCCAGTTAGAATCATCTGGCAACCTTTTCTGCAGCCATACGTTTAGAGTGCTGGCAGTCATCTGGGTAACTTCCAGCATGACTGAGGCAGAGGTGTAGCGATGAACACCAGCCAGGGGGCTAGACTGGGTATCAGACAACCCTGCAGCCTTTTGGGATGAGGCTGACATTTCAACATTATGGACAAATAACTGAGCTGCTGGGAGGGTATTGGAATTTACAGGCATGAATATGCAATCCTCTGGTGCAAAATACAGACTAGCACAATATGTTGGGGTTGGTAAAGGTCAAGATACTAGGGGTTGATATATAACTCAATTAGCTGGGTTTGACTTCAGCTATCTTCTGTTGCCAGGTCTATAATCGCCTTCTTAGTATCCTGATCAATTTCTATATCATTGGGAGTAATGTCAGATTTGATGTTTTTGTGGGACCATTTATCATCTGGCCCTTTAACAGCTACGTTTAATTCTCCTGATCCTGTTCGGCATATGGAAATGTCTGAAAAACCAAGGCACTTAGCCGTTTCTTTGTAGTAGGTTTTAGGCAGGTAATGAACAGCAGTTTTGTTTGTCAGTATCATTTCTTGCCCTTCTGTTTACGTTCAATAGTGGCTACAAAGGCTTCAGGCTTACGAATGCTGGGCCTGGTACGTTTGAGGTGCTTGACTAGCTCCTTAAACTTATCAAACTTTTTGCCGTTGAACTTGATGGGCATGGATATAGGCTAACAGTGCTTTATGTCTTTCTTTTTGAGTTTCTTGTTCATTAATTGTTTGGACAGTTCCTTGAATTTGTCTAGCTTTGCCTGACCTTTTTGGAGGCGCAATGCCATGATATTTGTGCTCCAATAGTTGCCTGATTACTGCCAGCCCATCAACCATTTTTAGTCTGGGCTTCTTCCTCTATCTGAGACTCAATCAACCTGACTTCACGGGCAGGTATGAAGATCTCCTCCATGCCTTCCGGGATCATGCTCATAACCCTGTTGAGGTTCACGTTGATATTGACCTCATCCATGCCAAACTCACCCATCTTGGCGTTGATGTCAAGACCGAGCCTGCCTGCTTGTTGGACATTGCTCTGGTCATTGACAGCTCTAGACATGGCCTGATAGGAATCCTTGACCAGTTTCTCTTTGTGATTTGCTGTAACCTTCATGGACTCTGCTGATTGAATAGTTCTGGCCTGGAATAGTTTTTCAGCCCTTAGAACTGTTGGGGGTGACAGGTCATATTTTTGACCTATCTGCCTGCCAGTCATGCCCCCCTCATGCCTGTCCTTAGCAATAGCAGCAACTATTTCGTCTGTTAGTTTATTTTTTCTAGCCATCTATGTTGTACTATACCATCAAGATGGGGGCTAGCCCAGTGGAACATAAACATAGATGTCCAATGTGTGGCAGGTCTTGGAAATGTTGCGGGTTGTTTTGCAATAGTGTGCATCTACTACAGTGCTCCAAATGTTTTACTGATGATGATGGCTTTCCTATTGATTCGTAATTGCGTTGGGAATTTTATTAAAAATTATCCTTGGAAATTTTGTTAAAAATTATCCCTGCAGCTAGCCTACGCTACCCCACCTCCCCCCTCGGGTGCTCTGGGGGTATGGTTAACAATGGGTCCCCTCTAGCCCTAAGTTATTGATACCAAACGACTTAGAAGGGTGGGTATAGTCTGATCCTAGACGTTGGCTAGTTGGTGTGCATGAGGTAAGGCCCCAGTGGGGGCTGTGAGCTGCTCAGCTGGCAAGGGTGGACCTAGACCTTGATTAGACAACAAACGGCAAGTGA